TTATGAGGTTGGTATTTCATTTTCTTTTTCATTGAATAGGAATCCTATAACGCATCGGCAGTTGATATTATTTTCAGGTTTTGTTCCTCCTGTTGGGTATGGCAGTGATTCTCCTCCTACGGTAAAATTATCATCTATATTGATTAGGTTTTTTTTTGCTTTATATTGTTTGTCTGCGAGTTTATGTGCTGGTCTTACTCTTGCATCTTTTCGTGAGATCCATCCTTTTCTTATTCTATAAGTTGGGTAGGTTGTTTTCATTTGTACAATGAGCAATTTATTTGCGACATTATTTGATGCTATGATGACGAATTTTTTTGATTGGTTTTGTGATAGTTTGGTTATGTAGTCATTTTCTTCTGTTTGTGATTTAAATCCGTTTGATATTCTGGATTCTATATTATTTAGGTTATTCAGTTGTGCTTGTTCTATTTGGGGGTATTGTTTTGCTATGAAGTCGGTAGCCAGTTTGTTTGCTATGGTTTTATTTACTTTATATTGGTTATTGAAGTTGTATTTATCGGCTTGGTATTGCAGTATTTTATTTCCGTGTTTTTCATATATGGGGGTTATTGTATTGGTTAGTGCTTGTGGGGTTATTTTATATCCATTTTCATTATTGATTAATTTTTGGTAGAGGTTATCATTTAGGGGGTTGATGAGGTTGTTTGAAAATGTTTGTCGTCTGCGTATTTCTGATGGTAGTATTCCATTGGTTAGTAGTTGCAGTATATTTTTATTTGAGTGCAGGAATAGTGGTATTATGCTTATGAGCATATCTGTTTCCATTGGTTTTATGATGGAGTTGATCCATTCTGTGTACCATTCTCGTTTCATGTATTATTTTATCTATTGAGGGTATTATATTGGTCTTGGTATTCCAGTTCTATTTCATTGGTATCTGGGTTATCGTTATTATTTGTTGGTAATGTTGTGAAGGAGTTATCGCTAATCAGTTCGTCTCCGTTTGTTATAGGGGGGTATCCCATTAGTTCTCGTGCTTCGTTTGTAGTTATTATACCTGTCATTTGTGCGATTGATTTTGATAGTGAGATTCTATCTTGTGCTAGTGCGGTTATATGGTTGGTATCGAATTGGAGTTTATACTGGTTTCCGTATGTTGGGATTAGCCATTGGTTTAGTCCGTCTGTTATTTCGGTTAGTATAGGGATTACTGCGTTTCGCCATAGTAGTGCTTGTGCTTCTTTTTCGGTATAGATTCCTCTTATATGTTGTCCTATTAATTGCAGTGGTACTCCGAGTGCGTTACAAATTTCCGCTTCTGCTTTTGCTCTTTGGTCGAGCATTAATGCTTTTTGCGGATCTATGGAGACGTCGACTATTCCCAATCTTGTATTGGATAGTGCGAGGCTTCCGACATTTTCTATTCCTTGTGTACTTTGGTTGATTACATCTTTGAGGTTTTTTGTTTGTGTTTCGTCTATTTGTCCTTCTTCGTTATTTGGGAATAGTATTTTTGAGCTACCTTTATTTTTGAGCATTATATTTCCCATATCGATTGATTCGTTGACTGTCATTATAGATCGGAACACTGCTTTATAGGGTGATTGTCCGTATAGTGATTGTAGTATATCTACGGAATCGGGGTTTGGGAATTGGATATGGCATACATAGGCTGCTGGTATAGATACGGAGGTTGATTTATACATTCCTTGTGTGACGTTGTATTTTGTTATTGCGTATGGTGTTCCGTCTATTTCTACTTGTCGTGAGGGCAGTGAGTATATATATCCCAGTTGATTTTTGAGTAGTCCTGTTCCTTTTTCTCCTGTGATAAATAGGTTTCCTGTTAGTAGTAGTTGGTCTACGCTATATTGTATAAATCTATTCCAGGTCGTATTGGTATTTGGTTTTTCGAGTAGTGGTTTATTGCCATTGACGCTTTGGTTCAGTAGTGGTACTTGGCATTTTGTTCCATTTTGGTCGGTTACTTTCCATTTGACGAGTTTGGTTGCGTCTCGTATTAGTTTATTGATGGCATAGACGGTTGGACATTTTTGGTATCCTTCTTTGATGATATCGAATTGTTCGAGTTCTCGTAGTGATAGTTGGTATAGGTTTTGGAAGTGTATTGCTTGGTATCGTTCNGGGTATTTTTCCGTTTCAGGTAATTTTTTCTTGATCAGATTCCCGAGTCCGATTTTTTGGAGCAATGTTTTTTGTTGTTTCATTTGCTGAAAAATAATTTTGAGGTCTTAATATAATCAATTTTTATATTGTACTAAATCCCCATACGCTTCGTTTTTTCATCATATATCTTTCTATTGCGTAGAAGGTACAATCCATATAGTCGTCGTGTCGTCCGTTTGGGAAGACTGCCATTTCGTGTAGGTATTCTTTATTCCAGGGTGCTTTTTTGAGGAATACTCGACCTCCTTCTATATATGCGGAAATATCGTTTGCTTTCACATTTTTTTCGGATATGGAGTATTTTGATTTTATTTCTATTGAGGTTAGTGCTTTATCTTTGAGTAGTTGGACAAGTGTTTTACCTGATGCTTTTGGTTCTACGAATACTATTTTGACATTAAAGATTTCCTTTAATTTTTTTATTCGTTGTATCAGCTGGGGCATTTCCAGTCGTGCTTTTTCTCCGTGTATGATATAGAGGTTTCCTTTTTTATGGTCGTAGGTTGTTATTATTATACCTGATGGATCGTTTTTTTGTTTTGCGGTATATGCTCCGTCTACCCACATATGCACATCGAAGGTTTCCGGTATTTGGTCTGGTGTGATGAGGTGGAACCAGGGGCGTTTTATTATTCCTCCTTCTACTTGTTGTGGTTCTTGGAGGTATTGTCCTGCGAAGGTTGTGGGGTTTGCTCGTTCTTTTATTTCTGCCCCTTTTAGGGATACTTTTTCGGGGAATATGGTATTTGTTCTGGTATCGTTATATACGGGGACTTTTATTTGGTGCCATACATTCCCATCCCCTCCGCTAAGTAGCCATCCTGTGAGGTCGTCTTCATGTAGTCGTTGTTGTATGATTACTATTGGTGTTTTTTCTGAATTTCCTCTTGTTGATATGGTATTGTTGAATATATCTATTATTCCTTCTCGGTAATTGGTATGGTGCATTTCTGNTAGCTTTATTGGGATCGTCTATTACTATGAGACCTCCTTGAGCTCCTTTTGCTCTCATGTCCCCAGCTCCTGCTCCCAGTATTTTACCATTGATTGTTGCTGAAAATTGTATTCCTCCTTGTTGTGTTTCCCATCGTAGTAGTCCTTTTCGTCTTTTGGATACTCTTGTTTCGGAGTATTTTTCAAACATTGGTGTTTGGACGTATGATTGAATAAGCGCGTTCTTTTCACTTTGGAGGTCTGAGGCGTAGCATATGAGCATATTTTTTGCTGTTGGGTTATTAAAGAATATGTATGCTTGGAATAGTGCTACGATTTCGCTTTTGCCATGTCGTGGTGGTATATTGATTATTAGGCGTTGTATTTTGCCATTGTAAACCATTTGCATTACTGCGAATACTTCTTTATGGAAGTTTTTCACTTCGAAGTTATGTCCCCATTTCTCTCTAAATGCTTGTTGTGCAAACATGATGAAGTTTTGGGAGAGGGTTTGGTGGAGGGGATCCTTAAATGTCTTGTTTATTACTGACATCAGGGGTAATTACTTTCAGGTATTTAAGTCTGCTATTAGGTTTTTGTGGTAGTGCGAATTGTTTTTTATCATTGAGCAGTTCGATTGTTTTTGAGATGATTTGCTTATCTATCTCGGTGTATTCGGTTAGTTCTGTTTCGTCGTCTTGCGGTTTTGCTTTTTTGAGTTTACCTTGATGGTTTAGTATCAGGTTATACTGGTATAATGTTTTCATTACTTCGGAGTAGGTAGTTTCTGGGTTGAGTAAATCTTGTATTAGTCTCCGTGCTCCGAAAGGTATGTCTGGGTTATTTTTAGCCCAGTGCATTTCCGCTTCTGTCAGCTGCATAATGAGGTCTGAAATAGGGTATCCTTGTTCCTGCCATTTAGTTAATGCTGGGCTTGGATTTGGTATATCTGCCATAATACGGCAAATTTACCTTAATTCTTTGGTATAATGTTTTTTAGAAGTTTTATTGTTTTGGCTTTATTTTCTATGATGAGGTCTCCTATATCGGTATTGGGTTTATANNNTTCCATTATATCGATACATAGGCAATTATTGGTATTGGGGAAGTATAGGTGGTTTATTTCTATGGTGGCGTTGTACCATTTATCGTATGCCCCGCTATCGGGTATCAGTAGGACATATCTATCTTGGCATTGTTGTTCTATGGATCTAAATCGGTTATGGCATAGTTGGGAGCTGCTTGTAGCTACCCATGTAATATCTGGTCGTACCAATTTGCCCAGAATTGCAGTTTTTGCTCCTTCGGTTATGACGATGGTGTTTTCGGTATCGTTTAGTAGGTGAGCTCCGAACATGGTCATAATTCGAGGTGATGATTCTGATTGTTTTTTAAAATCGTTTATCCACTGGGGGGATCTGATTTGTTTGAAGTTGGTATCGTAGTGAATCCAAAGGGGATGGATTCTGGTATTTTTTTTGCCATTATCGTGCTGTGTGCATTGGATATCGTGTATTTGCTTTTTGGGATCTACGAAAGGATAACAAAGTATATTGGGGTTTGATTTGAGGCTTCGTACTCCGTAGATTTTAAGGGTTTTCCTTATTTTTGTTTCAGGGAAGTATGATTTAAGGAAGGTTATGAATTGTTGTTGTTCTGGTATAGGTATGGAGCATTTGAGGTAGTCTTGTTTATCGATATAGATATTTTGTCGTTCTTTGGTATATACTACTGCCATAGGTTTTTTATATAATTTATGGTCTTTCCACTTTTTGATTGTTGGTTCTTGGGTTGTTTGTGAGTTGGTTATATATCCCAGTTTTTGCCACATTTCAAATCTCGCTTCCTTGTCTGGGAATACGCCCTGATTGGCAGAGCATTTTTGTCGGTCGCATCTACCAAATTGATAGGGGTATAATTGTCCACTATGAACATCTTTATAGGGTTTAAAGGTTTTTTTAGTTCTATCGTCTCCTTGACCTCCATTACATACAGGGCATTTTATTTTGTATGTATATTTTTCAGATAGTCTTATTGGGTATTTGTAAGTCATCTTACCATTCTCTGTTGTTCAGTGCATCCCCATCATTATAGGGTATGTTGAGCGAATTTTCTATTGGGTTTGGCGTATCTGAATCGGGTAAGACATCTTCGGGATCGTTAAATAGTGCGTTCAGGTTTGGCATGGGGTAGGTATTATAGAATACGACATTATAATCGTTTATTGATTTGTCGTGTCCCTTATTGTATAGGTATGTTTTGAGTTCATTAATAGGCATGGTACTTACTCTGGTAATATCTATAACATTTTGAATATGTTTGAGCGTTACCATTCCTTTTATATTTTCTCCTATGCTTTGGTAATGTCTTATTGCTTTNAGTTCCCAATATGCTTTATGTTTATTTTTTTGGACTTTAACGAAAGTTTGGTAATTNTCATATAGTTTTTGAATTGGTTGTGGTGTTTGTTCTAGACCTGTTTGCTTACATACTTCGTACCATTGTCCCATTGGTCCATCGTTTGAGCTGATGAGTTCTCGCATTTCGTCTGCGTGAATTTTTGANTCTGGTATTTCCTTTGTTTTNAGGAATTTATTGACGAAGGATAGTAGTAGGAGCACGATTGATTCGCCTTCTTTTTCTATCATTTCAGGNAGTTCTATATTCTTTTTATTCTCTTCTATTTTGGCATCGAAGTCATGTTCCCATCGGGATATNTGCAATCTTTTTTGGAATGCTGGACTTGCGGTTTGTGGTGGCGGTATGTTTGACCAGTAGTGAACTACTCCGTAATTATTTCCTTCGATATGTTTTTGGTGTTTTCTATCTGCGGTAATGTGGTCTCGTGAGGCGAGTGCATTGAGCATACCGATACCCTTTTTGGGTAGTCTGCTATCTTGTGCTTCGTTAATGTAAATAAATCGGGAAGTAAAGATTAGGTGTAGTGCGAATTGTGAATCAGCNCCGAATATCTGCTCGTTAGATAGGTTTACTACTGAATTTGGGAATAGTTCGATAGTGAGGCTTTGGACGAAACTTTTACCTGTATGNGGTCNNCCGTAGTTNTANAAGATTTTCTTTTTATGGATTGATTTATTGCTTAGGTTTAGCAGGGGATATGCCAGTGAGGTAAGTACGGATTCTATTTGGTCCTGGTGTTTTAGGGTTAGGTTTAGTATTCGTCTAAAATGGTGTATATCGAGACCTTTATTAAAGAGGTGCATTGGGTCTTGATTGAGGACATCTTTGATATTATCTTCGTTTATATTGATATTGAGCGTCTCTGTGGTATAGTCTGATGGTTTGATTTTACCTTTTATTTCCACTAGATTTTCTTTATCTCTTGGATCTATTTTGAGGCATAGTCCATTTTTGGTAACCATCAGGGTTTCTTCTCTATCCATAGACATTTTAAAAGGGTTTCGTCGTTCGTAGAAAGATTGAAATTCTCTTTCAAGTTGGTTCTCGAATAGATGGTTTACATTGACGCTTTGGATATAGGGACTGCATATATCGATATATAGGTGGTAGATATTTTTAAATAGGGTTTGTTGCCATCTATTCTCTGAAAATACATAGTAGCAGCTTGTTCCTTTTGCGGAGCCGGTATCCTCTTGGGACCAGGTGAATTGTTTATTGGGTATGGAGTTGGTTATCCATTGTTGTTTTCTAGCGTATTCACAAAGTAAATGATCGACTATTTTAACCATACCTTTTATATAGTCATTGATTCCTGATCTAAAATAGGCGTAGTGTTCTTTGAGTTTCTTTTTCAGCTCTTCTTTTTGTTCTTTTTCATCCAAGTCTTTTGATTCTGACAGGTATGAATCGAACATAATTTTAAATGCTTTTTTATAATCTTCGGCTGGGTAGTTACTATTATATAGGCTGAGAAAGATGCTTGGGTCTTCGTATTTTTCAGCATATATATTGATATGTTTTTGGACGTACTGGAAGGTATTTAGGTTGAGTAGGTTTTCAGTTCCAAATCCTTTTATGGTATTTTTAATTTCCATTACTTAATATCTTCCAGTTGATCGAGTAGGTACTCGTATATGTTGGCGTGGTTGACATTATATTTTTTTTGGTAGTATCTTATTTTTCTCATGTTATGATGCTTTATAGAAAAATTAATGCCTTTTTCCTTACCTCGTGGCTTGATATTAGCCAGTCCCTGTGTTATTTGTTGTGGTGTCCGTTTTAGTTTTGGTTCAAATTTCTTGTTCATGATTCTATATCTTCAAGTTGATCTATCAGGGTATTCATTAGGGTTGCTTTGCTTATGTCATATTTTTTTTGATATGCTATAATTTTCCCCTCGTAGTAGGTACTGCTTCGGAAGGTAGTTTGTTTGTAATCTTTTATTTTCTTCTTTCTCATGTTAAATATCTTTTAGTTGGTCGAGGAAGTACTCGAATAGTTGTGATTGGCTTAGGTCGTATTTTTCTTGGTATTTTATAATTTTATTTCTATAATAACCGTTGGTTTTGAAGGCGATATTATAGGGTTTCCCCTTTCGTTTGATTTTAGATATCCCTTTGTTTAGTTCGTCTTTGCTCACTTTGAGGTTGGCATCGAGTTCTTTTTTAGTTTGTAGTAGTTCTACTTGGTATTCCAAACCTGTTTTTTTTCGTCCCATAGTATTATGATTGCTTGGCGGATGCCAAAATTAGATTTAAATGTTGGTAATGTGCCATAATGTTTGAAGTTTAACTTGACAAATATAGTAATTTTTATTTAAAAATATACTTTAACCAAGAATTTAGTATCTTTGCATATCTTTCTTTCCTTAGTCATGAGGATTAGTTTGAAGTTTTGACTTTACCCCTGTTTAATTATGGGGGTTTTTTATTATATTTGCTATCGAAAGGATTAAGAGTCGCTTTCATAATAAATTAGTTATTCCCCCTGCTTAATTGTTAGGGGGATATTTTATATTNAGATTATGAAATTCGGTAAAGAGGCAGACTTCCAAAGGTGGTGTTGCGATTATTTAAACATTGTGAATTTGGATTACTTCCATGTTCCTAATGGCATATTTTCTAATCCCAGATCAATAACCATTATGAAACGCTCGGGTTTGAAACCGGGTATCCCAGATTTACTGGTATTAAATAACAACGATACTTATAATGGTTTAGCGATTGAATTAAAGACCAAGAGTAATAAACCTTCGCTTCATCAGAGGTATTGGTTAGAGAAGTTCTTATCTCATGGATGGGCTTCTGTCTGGCTTAATAATACGGAGGATTTTGAAGTTTTGGTATCATCGTATAAAAAGAATTTATTTACCCAAAAGGGATTGCATTTTAACCACAAGAAAGAGGGTTATATTGATTCGTTGTAAATAAAAAACCCACCGATATAGGTGGGTTATGTACTGGATCTATCAGGTTTTTAGGTTTCTTTTACTGTTATTGTCCAATCTGGATTGACTACCAATTTTAATTTATTTTTATTGGTGCTAATAAATGTGCCATGTTTTAAACCTCTTGGCTTGGTTGTTTTTGAACTTGTCATAATGATTAAAGTTTTGATGGCACAAACATAAGTAAAAAAAATGAATTATTAGATATTTTTATAAAAATTTTTTATGTTTCCTGTAATTTTCTTTTCTGACTTGGCTGGAACAAGGTTTACAATATGAATATCTACCATTTACCTTATTTGCTTTGAGGTGGTAGAATTGGCTTTTATCTTTGATTTGGTCGCATTTACTGCATTTTATTTTTAGATTGGGGTAATCGTTAGTAAAAGGTTTGTATCCTTTGTCAGTGCAAGTTTTACAAATCTTACTTCTACCTGTGGTCTTGGAAAGGTCAGCAGGAAATTCGGTTGCGTATTTTTCAATACAACATATCGGACATTGTTTAAAACGATATTTCCCTATGTGGAAGTAACCGGTATCGTATCGTTTTTGGTTATAGCAAGTTCTGCAAGTTCTTAATAATCTTTTACCATTTTTATTTTGATATTCAGTGATCTTCTTTTTTATTTTGCAGATTTGGCATTTAAAAAGTTCCAGAGTGAATTTGATTTATGTGTTTGAGTATGTCGGCTTGTTTGTTTTGTAAATACAATTTCTCCCCTGTTGTCAGGAGTTTATTTACCTCTTCTATTGTGCCAGGCCGGTTGAGAGACACGATTTCCGTTTCGGCTGTCGTTGGTTCTACTGAAACAACCCTAAAAGGATTCCCTGATTCCCCTATTTTAAATTTATCGTTTACCCTAAAAAAAGGTCTTGGCATTCCTTCTGATGAGTATAATTCTATTGTGGGGTTTGAGGAATCTGTAAAGGTTTGTCGTATGCTTTCGGTTAGCACTGCCAAGTGTCTATGTTCGCTATATGTTTCTATAAATGCTACATCATCTACTATGGTATCGTATAGATTGGGGTAAGAATATCTTACACCTGAACTTTGGAAGCATATCAGCTCGTAGGGTAGTATTCCGTTTCTTTCGTTTCGTAGATGCACAATAAATTTTTTCGGTAATCTAAGTCCATCGATAGTAAAATCTTGGGAAGTCCGTTTAATTATCGTTGGCATTAGTTAAAATGTAATTGCGTGTATTTTGTTCCTATGAGTTAGGATATCAGCGTTTTTATTCCACTTTTGCACAATGGCTGTATCAACTTGAAGTTTAGTCAGGTCCGATAAAGTTCCTGCCTTGTCAATTTCAAGTTCAATTACATTACCTGTCAGGTCATTAATTTTTTGTATCAAAAATACGCTTCCATCGGGTCCGATTCTGATGCGGTCTCCTATTACAAATCCTTCTGGGTCTCCTACTCCACTTGACGTTGCAATTTTGATTCTCGGGTTGTTTGAGTTCATTATTTGATTAGCCGATAAATCGAAAAACAATCCAGTCATTGCTGTAAAAGTATATACAAATGCTTCTGTTCCTGCTGTGGTATCGAGCAAATCGGGTATCGTAATCTTTAAATGGTCTCCTGCTCTCCAACATATTAGCGATGCAGGTATGATACCATTTTCTGGGTATGGGTTTGGTTCTAAACTTGTAAACCAGAATTTCGGAAGTACGAGTCCATCTACTGC